AAAGATACAACATACTTAAATGGTGGCGCGACAAGGACAGACTATGCGGTAGGTACTACTCAGGGGCAAGCAATCGTTACGAAACTAAATAATGATTTCTCAGGGGAAGTGACTTCTTTTGATAACAACACTATAAACCTTGTAGGAGAATATACTGCTCAGAGACCACCCTATAATGTAAATAACAATATCTCGTTCTATAACTTTGATGTACCAACCGATACTATTAAGAATAGTTTTGGAGCAACCTATCAGGAATATAAAGAGTGGTATGGATTGAAGTTTGATACGGTGACGAATGATGTACTCGCAAAGTTTGTGATACCCGAATCAGAAATGAAGAGAGTTGATGTTGATACCTATAATGAAATAAACGCATTACTGCCACCTCATAGTTATCAATTCTATGCCAGAATACACGACAAGTCAAGTAATATAAATGAGAATGTAGATGTATATTTTCAGGCAGACCCTAGTGTTATGAAGTCATGGTGTACTACAAACTCGTACACCTTTCCTTATGATACAACTGATACTACGATTGAACCTTTATTGTTTATATGGGGGTGCGTCTACAACACAACATCGGAGACTATAACGCATGTCAAAGCATACGCAAGAACAACAGTATAACAAAGAGATATTTGAGGAAGTCGATAAAAAGTTCTGGGAAAAGAATGAAAAAGAAAACCAATATTCAGAGTGTATTTTTGGTATAAATAAGAGTAGAAAGAAAACTAAAGAGAAATAAAATGGCAATAACAAAAACAAGTGAGTTAAGTGAAGTGGTGGTAACACCCGCAATAGATTCATCTGCAGAAGATACCGCAAATGACAAACACCCTACAATAATGGTACACATTTTTGATACCTATTCTGAAACTGGTGTAGAGGATGTTAGTAAACTTGTAAAAAAAGAATTTAAAAAGTTTGTTGAGGATGGAGGTGCCGCTACTGATGTAAGTGGTGAAGATGCTCTCGTTCAAACAATAGCAACTGCTATTTGGAGTTAAGAAATGGCGAAACCACAGTCAAGGAACCAACTGATAGATTACTGCCTTCGTAGGTTAGGTCACCCTGTCATTGAAATTAATATTGATGACGAACAGATAGAAGACCGACTTGATGATGCGCTACAGATGTTCATGGAATATAATAGTGATGGTAGTTCAAGGATTGCCCAATCAGTAACCATAACAGAAGCAATGATTACCAATAAGTATATTGATTTGAATACGGCATTTGGTGGTGCATATAACGATAGAATACTCAGTGTCAATCGCGTATTTCCTATCAACAGTGATACAACTTCAGTAAACTTCTTTGATATAAAATATCAGATGAGACTTAATGATATAAATGACCTCGTTTCAGGTATCGGAGACCTTGCCTATCTAGAACAGATGGAACAGTATCTTTCTACAATTGATTTGAAACTCACGGGTCACCCTCAGATTAACTTTAGTCGCATAGATTCAAAACTCTACATTCAAGGAGACCTTGGTGCAGGAGGAGAACTCGTTGCAGGAAATAAGGTTATGGTAGAAATGTTTGTGTCTACATCTCCCTCTCTTGCAAATGTATATAACGATATTTTTATGAAAGAATACACAACCTCATTGTTTAAATTACAGTGGGGTGAAAACCTATCCAAGTTTGATGGTATTACATTGCCAGGCGGTGTGAAGTTAAATGGTTCAACCATAAAAGACGAAGCTAAAAAAGAAATAGAAGACATAGAAGCGAAACTGCTTACAACATATATGACACCTGTAGATTTCTTTGTAGGATAGACAATGGCAACGAGTAAGTATTTCAAACACAATGTAAGGTCTGAACAATCCCTCGTGGAAAGTCTGGTGATTGAGTCACTTCAGTTCTATGGACAAGACCTATACTATCTACCAAGAGAGATAGTCAACAAGGACAAAGTGTTTCTTGAAGATGTTCCTTCACGATTTGGTGAAGCATACAAGATTGAGATGTATCTTGATGGTAATGAGTTTGAAGGACAGGGAGAACTCTTTGCAAAGTTTGGTATTGAAATAAGAGATACTGCTACCTTTGTTGTTTCCATAAAGAGATGGAAAGAACTGATTGGTCGTAAACTCACAGAGAATAACTTCAGACCTCGTGAAGGCGACTTGATATATCTTCCGATGTCTAACTCTATATTTGAGATAACCAAGTGTAACAACTATGACCCATTCTTCCAACTCGGTCAACTCCCAACATACAAATTATCATGTGAGTTGTTCGAGTACAACGACGAAGACTTCGACACCAACATTGCGAATATAGACAACATCGAAGCGGATGGTGCGTTCCAATACAAATTGACTTTCGGTAGTGATGCTTCTGGTTATGTTGTTGGAGAAACAATCACACAACAATTTAGTACATGGTCAATGAAGGGTGAGATTACTCGTTGGAGTGACTCCGATAGAATTATGCATGTTGCTCATGCAGGTTCAACTGACGGAACGTTCAAAGAGTTTGGAACTTCTCAAGCAGTAGTGGGTGGAACAAGTACTGAGTCTGCAATACCTACTCTTGTTGAAGAACTAAATAAAATACAGAACGACGAACAAAATAAAATCTTTGATGACTTTGAATCAGACTTCTTAGACTTCTCAGAGAGTAACCCATTCGGAGATATGTCATAATGTTTGGCGGTCATTTTTATCACAAGAGAGTTAGAACTGCGGTTTCCGTATTCGGTTCTCTATTCAATAATCTTTATGTCATTAGAAAGAATTCTTCTAATCAAGTTATATCTCAGGTCAAGGTTCCCCTGTCATATGGTAGTCGAAGTGATTTTTTAGCTCGTATAGAAGATATGGCGAACGGAGAAGGTGCGGAACGTAAGGTCGCAATAAAGTTACCTCGTATGTCATTTGATATCACAAGTATGTCGTATGACAACTCACGACAGTTACCTAAGATGAATACTATATCTAAGGCAATAAACAACACAGTGTCATCAAGACAAAAACTCTATTCTGCAACTCCTTATGACATAGGATTTGAATTAAATATATACGCAAAAAATCAAGATGATGCATTACAGATTGTAGAACAAATACTACCCTACTTTGCACCACAATATACTGTGACAGTAAAACCTTTTGCTGACATACCAACATTACTTGAAGACGTTCCGATTAATCTTAGACAAGTTACCATGTCAGATACTCAACAAGATGCTCTTGGTAGCAGAAGAACGATTATATATACTCTAAGTTTTGAAATGAAAATTTCTTTACATGGACCCCTGTCAGATGGCGGACAGAAAATTATTCGTGATGTTCGTACAAATTATTTCTTACAGGGTGCGGATTCAGACGAATACCTACATACTACTAAGTTACTTCCTACACCTACTGGAGTGAGTGCGGATAGTGACTATGGATTTGCATTAACATATATGGATAGCGATGGATTGTAATGAGTGAAGAAAAAACTATTAAAGCGGATTATGAATATTCGCGTGATACATATTATGAGTTGATAGAAAAAGGTCGGGAGTCATTAGACTTGATGATTGAAGTTGCGCGTGAGAGTGAACACCCTCGTGCCTTCGAAGTCCTATCAAATATGATAAAAGGTATCGCAGATGTAAATGATAAGTTGATGGACTTGAACAAGAAGAACAAGGACATCAATAAAGAAGAGGTTGTTCAGGATGCCAAGACGGTAACTAATAATCTTTTTGTAGGAACAACAACAGACCTACAGAGACTGATACAGAATGAAAGTAAAGTGATAGATGTTGAACCAGAGGAATGATACTTACCTCGGTAACATAAATGTTAAACGAGACGGTGTCCAACATAATTTTACAGAAGAAGAAGTAAAAGAATACGTCAGGTGTTCTAAAGACCCTGTTTACTTCTGTAAGAAATATCTCAAAGTAATATCCCTTGATGATGGACTAGTCCCGTTTGACTTGTATCCATACCAAGAGAAGATGTTCGAACACTTCAATAATAATCGTTTCTCTATCGTACTTGCCTGTAGACAAAGTGGTAAGTCAATCAGTTCAGTCGGATATATATTATGGTATGCTTGTTTTCATAGTGAGAAGACTATTGCGATACTTGCAAACAAAGGTGCGACTGCAAGAGAGATGTTGTCACGGGTCACACTTATGTTAGAGAACCTACCATTCTTTCTTCAAACAGGATGTAAAGCACTCAACAAAGGTTCGATAGAGTTCAGTAATAACTCTCGTATCATTGCGAGTGCGACCAGTGGCAGTTCAATCCGTGGTATGTCAGTGAACCTATTGTTCCTAGACGAATTTGCATTCGTAGAACGTGCCAATGAATTCTATACTTCTACCTATCCTGTTGTATCTGCGGGTAAGGATACAAAGGTTATCATTACCTCTACCGCAAATGGTATCGGTAATACCTACCATAAGATATGGGAAGGTGCGGTACAAAAGACAAATGAGTTTATTCCGTTTACCGTAAACTGGCATGATGTGCCAGGCAGAGACGAGGAATGGAAAAGACAGACAATCGCAAACACATCCAAACTTCAGTTTGACCAAGAGTTTGGTAACACCTTCTTTGGTACAGGTGATACTCTCATCAATGCCGAGACATTGTTGTCATTCCGCGCAAAACC